AACAGAAGCAGGCAAGCCTTCGAGATCTTCGTCCTCGTCTTCATCTTCTTCGTCATCTTTCGGCTTCTTAGTTTTTTTAGTCTTAGTTGTCTCAATAGGTTTTCCATCCTTCAAACCGTATTTTTTCTCATAAGCGGCAATAGCAGCATCAATACTGGCTTGACTGCCTTGTTCATTTGATACCAAGTCCGGAAGAATATTATCCTTGAATAACCCAATATAGTTATCCAGATTCTCTTCACTTTCGATGTCAAAAAGAGCTTGCACCTTGGCCGCATACTTTTCAGGAATTCCAGCTTTTTTCAAAGCTGCTTTGATGGTTGCTAAAATCTTCATACTTTTTTCCTTAAAATATATTGGGAGTAAATTTTTCCTGCTTATATATTTTATTTCAGAATCAAATGCATACATTTGTAATTAAGTTAAAGCGTAGAATGGATTATATAGAAGATAGACATGAATATTACAATGTGTATATATCTAAGTGTACACAATGCAAGCATTTTAATTTTGATAAATTAAAATGCCCGGCATACCCTAATGGTATTCCTGTTAAATACCTTGATGGTTCACAGGTACATGACAAAAAAGAAAGCGACCAAAAAGGGGAGTTCGTCTTCCTAAAAGAATCCAATTAACTAGTTTTCGCTTTTGTATAACTCCATCCCATTTTTTCGGATATCCGTTTCCATAATATATGATAATGGACCACTGAAGCCATTGTTGGGGATAGTGTATTATTATTGATTCTAGCAGTAAACTCTGCTCTTAGTTTGTTATTCTCCCGATTCACTAGCTTTTCGAATTTACTAATTGTAATTCCCCATCCTTCTTCGGGACGTTTCATAGCGAATGTATAATTAGGTGTTACAGCTCTCATTTCTGATACATTATGGGCTATTGCAAGATACATATCAGCCGGACTGAATGAGTTGCCAATTCGTCCCAAACTCTTTTCTGGCTCTTGCCAGCCTCTTGGGTGATTATGTGTAAAAATGCAATCCTTCATCTTCGCACATTCTTCATCCGTAAACTCAACACTATATTTGGCTCCGCGCTTATCGATTACAACATTACCATTCTTGTCAAATAAGACTCCTGTCTCAAAGCTTTTATTCAGGCGTATTTCATTCTCTGTGTTGGTTATTTTGTTATAGAGTTTTCGTTCATTCCATTTTTGTTTAATATCTGTAATTTCAGCATCAGTCTTGATACGTTTAGGTTTAGAAACCTTTATAACTTCATTCGTAATAGGTTGGGAAACTATTTCTCTTTGTAGTCCTCCATCATTGGTAAAGTTATCCTTATACCAGAAAGCCGATTACAATCCGTCTTTATTCTCGCTGACGAAATCCTTTGCTCCCTGGGGAATGTCTGTAATAACCTGCTCTTTCGGAACTGTGTCATTCAGCAGAAAATCCGCAAAATTTTCTGGTTCCATCGTAATGGGAGTAGCGAAGCAGATACAGAAAGGATGGAAGCCTGTAAACTTGAATGTTTTAGGATATTTTCCAACCATCGCATCACAGATCTTACACGGTCCGCGATTATTGGCCGAACGCTGTATCTCAATTCCTAGTATAAAATCCTGTTTACTCCAACGTTCATAGTCTGCACTACGATAAGCTGTGTTCGTAGTTGTTGCAGATGTTCGGAGAGCGTTCTTGTATGCAGAGCGGTATACACCTTGCCCTGGATGATAATCTTTCATCGGTTGTGATAGAACCAATTCACCTTTCTCATTTCGGATCCGGCGAAAACGTTTTTGGGGATTTTGCAAAATTTGCCGTATATCACTACTGATTCCGTTTGAATTACGTCCGGCAACTACGCCGCTATCAAGATAGAATTCGAGTTGCGATTTCGTTTGCTGTGTAATATTCCAAACTCTATCAGACAATTTTAGACCGTTGGAATCTATATCATTCTTTAGAGCCTCAAATGCAGATAGGCTATGAGTAAACATTCCATCCTTAGTTGCGCTAGAAATAGACATTCCCTTGATGAACAGGGAAATAAAATCATCA